AACATGCCGGCGAACACTACCTTTGGGCTCAATACCGACAGCTTACGGCTGCGCTATAACTCCAACCGCAATTTCGACAAGCTCTTCGATGGCGATGGACAGATGCCCATCGACAAGGATGCAATCGCCCAATTCATTGGTTGGATGGGCGAACTCACGATGACCAACCCGCTGTTCAACTGGCGGTTCTACGATAGCAACCCGGCCGCTTAATCCCTACGGGAGCCGAAAACTTGGGGGCCGCCGACGTCATCAGACGGCGGCGGCCCTTTTCCAAAGTAAGGAGAAACCTATGAGCGAAGACCCGGATCGTAACCTTGTCGCCGTTTTCAAGCAGATCAGCGTGCCCAACCAAGGCAAGAGCAAAGAGCAAAATCGTCCGATCTTCGACGATATGGACGTTTGCGAAATTCGCTTGCCAGGTTCGCGCAACACCGGCGTTTTTCCTGCCGAGGGTTTTTCGCACTGGGCCACTGACTTTGATACCGGTGAACAGATCAAGGTCAGCTATGCCGAGCGCTTTCCGCGGCAGTACCGGCAATTCAAGGAAAAGACGGTACAGACCAAGGCCGGTACGCCGCTGGAGTATGCGCTGTTCCTCACCGAAGCACGTCGTGCTGAGCTGCGCGCGCTCAACATTTACACCATCGAGGCGCTGTCGGTCGTCGACGGCCAGGAATTGAAAAACCTCGGGCCGCACGGGCGCGACGCCAAGAACAAGGCGATGGAGTATCTCCAGGACGCTTCCAGTGGCGCCAACGCCCTCCGCCTTCAGGCCGAGCTGGAAGTAGCCATTCAGCGCAACGCCATGCTCGAAGATGACATCAGGATGCTGAAATCCAAGAACGCGGTGGCCGTCGAAGCCATCATGCAGGAAGGCGCTGCGGCCGGAGCGGATGGCGACTTCGATGCCATGACGATGGACCAGCTGCGCGGCTTCATCGAGGCCAATTCGGGTCACGCTCCGATCGGCAGCGTCAATCGCAAGACGTTGCTGCGGATGGCGGAGGCCTGCAAACCTGTGAGTAACGTTGCATGACCATCCTGAAGGTGGTGCAGGATTTTTGTCTGCCAACCGGCGTCGGCGGCATCACGCCGCCGTCGACCATCTTTGGCAGCATCAGCTCCAGCCGCACCATGCAGGAGATACTGGCGCTCGCCAACGAAATGGCCGAGCGCATCGCCTACGACACCCGCGACTGGCAGGTGTTGCGCAGGACGCAGATTTTCACCGGCGACGGCATTAAGACCGCCTTTGACATGCCGGCCGACTATAAACGCATGCTGCTCACCGCCAGCGTCTGGAGATCGACATCGCCAACCGTTCCGATGCGCTTCATCCCCGATACCGACGAATGGCTGAAACGTCGCGCGCAAACTATCAGCGACGCCTATGGCGAATGGACGTTGCTGGGCGGCCAGATGTTAATTTATCCGACGCTGACCACGGGGCAGACCGTGTATTTTGCCTATCTGCACAAGAACTGCATCACGCTGGCCGCTGGTGGTGCCAGCGACGTTTTTCAGGCTGACGCCGACGTGTTCAAGATCGACGAGCGTTGCCTGCGGCTGGGCATGATCTGGCAATGGAAAGCCTGGAAGGGCTCGCCCTACGCCGAGGACCTTGGCAGCTACGGCGACGCGCTGACTTCGGTGATGGGCCGTGACAGCCCGGCGCCGATCATCATTGGCCGCAGGCCGCGGTCGCAAGCATTACTCGGCACCGCTTACCCAGGATTGATCCCGTCATGAGCTACGCCGCGTTCCGCCGTGTTGCGGTCCCGCCGCAAGTGGCGGAACAGCTGGAAACCACGACCTTTCCGGCGCCGACGCGCGGGTTGATCCTCAACGAGAACGAAGGCTACATGCAGCCTGGCGGCGCGGTTGTCATGGACAACTGGAAGCCGACGATGAAAGGCGCCTCGCTGCGCGGAGGGCATGTGCTATGGGCGCAACTGCCGGAGACGACCCCGATCTATTCGGCGTTCAACTATCAGAGCGGCATTATCCGCAAGATGTATTTTGGCAACGCGACCAAGCTCTACGACGTCACTTCGACAACGCCGATCGCGGTCAAGACCGGGCAGACGTCCGGCAACTATGCGGCTGCCCAGCTAGCCAATGCTGCCGGGGATTTCTTAACGGTTGTCAACGATGCGGGCGACCCACCGCTACGATTTGACGGCACTACCTGGACCACGCTCAACGCCGGCCAGATCACCGGACCGGTCGGCACGGCGGTCGTCGCGGGCGCCAACCTGGTCCATATCTGCAAGTACCGTAACCGGCTGTTCTTCATCGAAAAGAATTCGATGAATGCCTGGTATTTAGGCCTTAACGCCATCGGCGGCGCGCTGGCGCAAATTCCCCTGTCCGGCGCCGCCACGCAAGGCGGCAAGCTGCTGTTCTGTGCCAACTGGTCGATCGACGCCGGCGACGGCATCGACGACAAGATCGTGTTCGGCACTGATCTCGGCGAGCTGATCATCTTCAGCGGCAGCGATCCGAGTGTGGCCTCCAGCTGGAGCCAGCAAGGCCGTTATGACACCTCGCCGCCGATGGGGATGAACGCCACCATCAGGATCGGCGGCGATCTGCTAATAGCCACGGTGGACGGCATCATTCCGACCAGCGGCGCCATCACCAAAAACCGCGAAGAGCTGGAGCTTGCCGCCGTCACCCGTCCGATCAAAAACATGTGGCGCAACGAAGTGGCGGCTAAGCGCACCTGGCCTTGGACCATGCTCTACTGGCATGAGTACGGCACGATCTTTGTCAGCTGGCCCGGCACCGACACCGAGGGCGTGCGCTGCGCCGTGGTCAACGCCGCCACCGGTGCGTGGGCGCGCTTCACCGGATGGGATGCCACCTGCTTCGTCAACCTCGGCCTAGACATGTTCTTCGGTACCCAGACCGGCAAGATCATGCAGGCCGATCGCACCGGCTTCGACAACGGGATGCCTTACGTGTGTACCCTGGTCGGCGGCTGGGAAATATTTCAGTCGCCGTCGCAAACCACGACATGGTGGCAGGCGCGGGCTTCCTACAATGTCGGTATCGGCCAGAGATATAATGTGCAGCTGTCGGCAGCCGTGGACTATCAGGTGACAATCCCGCCGGCGCCAACGGCAGCGTTCAACAGCGGCGGCACCGAAGGTTGGGACATCGGCCTGTGGGACAGCGCGCATTGGGACGCGGCGGTGCCTACGACGCCGCTGGCTACCAATACCGGATGGGAGAGCATTGGCCTTACCGGGTTTTCCCACGCGCCGGTCGTTCAGGTTACGGTGGCGCAGACCGTCAAACCGACTTTCGATCTGATCCTGATCGCCGCGACCTACAAGCGCATGGGCATCAACGTGTGAGGGGACCATGGTTTATAATTACAATCCGACAGGGGCCAATAACGGGATGTTCGTGCCCGCTTACCTCCCCGGAAACCAGCAGTCCACCGACGCCGTAGCGACCTGGAACGCGCTCCACCGTCCGGTAACGGCGCCGACCACGCCGCCGACTACGCCACCGACCACACCACCGGGGACCGGAGGGCCTTTTCCTTCGCCTGGTCCTTTGCCTGGGATGCCCCGCGGACGTGGATGGTTCGGCCCTAAACGGCAGGGCGGGTCTTTTATGTTTACCGACCCAACGGCGCCGCCTCCACTACCACCGGGAGGTCAAGGTCAATTTCCTGCGGGTATCCCTGGCGCTCCGGTAGGTAATAGCCCGTACACGGCGCCGCCGACGCCGCCGCCATATAATGGAAGAGACTTTCAGTCGGCTCTTCTGCTGACGCAGCAGAATGCGGCCGCGAATGCGGGCGCGGGCGCGGCTCCAACGTCGGCCAACGCGCTACGGAACAACATCACGCAGTCGCTGATGAAGAGGCAGGGCTGAGATGGCGTATAGCTACAACCCGATCGGCTCGCTGGACGGGCTTTTCGCGCCGGCCTATATCGCGGGCGATCCGGAGAGCGAGGCTGCGGTGCTGGCCTGGATGGCCAAGCACCCGCACTCGCGGCCTGCGCCGGACCCGTCCGGCATCGGTAACGGCACCGGTAAAGGTAAGGGCGATTTCGGCTCGCGCGACGCCATCGCCCTGGCGTTGCTCGGCGGTGCGCAGCCCGGCGGCGGTGGCGCCCCTGGCGGGGCCGACGGTGCAACCGGTCTCGGCGGCATCGGCAATGCACCTGGCACGCCCGGCAGTGTCGCCGGCACGCCCGGACCCGGCACCAGCCCGAGCGCCCCTCCCGGCAGCCCGGCAGCACCTCCAGGCCCGCCCGCGGGTCCGGCAGCGCCTCCAGGCCCACCCTCAGGTCCGACCGCCCAGGACACGTCCACTCCGGCGCCTCCGGCCACCCCGGCACCTCCGACCGCGCCTCCGACAACCCAAGACACTCCGACTTTTGCGGACAGGGCCAATCCGGCTTTCGACGCCCTCGACACCGCCATGTCTACGCAGGACCAGGCCGCCGTGGCGCAGGGATTGATGGGCATAGCCGCCACCCAGACTGCGCCCGCCAACCCGGCCCCGCCGGCCATGGCCGAAAACCCGGCCCTGGCGCAGGCTCTGGCCGACAGGGCGCAAACGATGGCCACGCCGACCGCCCCGACTTTTGCGGACAGGGCCAACCCGGCTTTTGACGATGCGAATGCCATGAATGCGCAGCAGCAGGCCCAGCAGACGCAGACCCAAATGACAACCCCGCAGGAAACCCAGCACACCGACATAGCTCCGCCGCCGCCGACGACGGCCCTAGACCCGGTTCAGGCGATCGAGGACGCAATTAGCAGTCCTCCTGCGCCACCTGCG